ACAAAAATTAGTCGCCTACCAACTCGTTCTCTGTCTGTAGAGTCTGGAAACAGTTCCTTGTCAAGAGACAGCCACTCATGGTACTCTTGTAGGTGCTTTTTGCAAGCGATGGTAAACATGGAGCCGCAGGAGGGAATTGAACCCTCGACCACTTTCTTACCAAGAAAGGATTCTACCACTGAACTACTGCGACAAAAGAGATTGGGCATCGCCCAGCATTATTTAAGTACCGGCGGCTGCATCTACCCGGCACCCCAATCTCAGAGCCTCTAACCGGAATCGAACCGATGTATCTTCGTTACGAGCGAAGTGTATTACCACTATACGACGGAGGCAAAGTGCGGCGGGTCGGAATTGAACCTTCCCTCTCCCCTCGTATCAGGAGGGGCGCATAACACCACTATGCTACGCCGCGTAAGAACCATTCTAGCACTACCGCCCAGGTCTGTCAACTCCACGCATGTGACATCATTGTGACACCATTGTGATGTCATCATGACATCATTGTGACATCACGTCTTACTATATCTAATATACTATTAAGGTAATAGGAACTAAGTGTATGTATATCTATAGAACTCTACTCTAACGTTAGCCGCGTATTAGTGCCTTATTTATGTAAACGCGTGCGCGGGCGAGTATACATGAGGAGTCTTGCTTTTGTCAAGAGTATCTGGTAGACTATTTACATGAAAATTTCTATCGGCAGCAGGATTAAGAATCTCTCCAACCACAACGGCTACGGCTATGCCACTGAGCGCATGGTCCACAGCCTTAAGAAACTAGGACACGAAGTCAGGAAGAACGATACCTCCGCACCCGCACAGATTTGGTTCGAACAACCTCATCACTGGAAGTGGAACGACTCTGACCAGTATCGTATCGGATACCACCCCTGGGAGTCAACCAAGTTGAAGGACGGGTGGGTAGACCTGATGAACGAGTGCGATGAAATCTGGACACCATCCCCTCTAATCGCTAAGTGGTATGCTGACGATGGAATCGAGAAGCCTATCTATGTCTATGAGCATGGTGTAGATTCAATCTGGAAGCCGCGCAAGCGCGTAGACGATGGAAAAATTAAGTTCCTACACGTCGGTGGGGAGGCATTACGCAAGGGCGGTAAAGAGACGATGGAAGCCTTCCGTAAGGCATTCCCAGACCGTAACGACGTCTCTCTGACCATGAAGGTCAACAGTGACGGCTGGAATATCTCTAATCTTGGTAGAACGAGAATCATCAACAACAAGATGCCCGTTCTTCAATTGGTGAGTATGTTCAGGCACCATGACATTTACGTATATCCATCAATGGGCGAGGGCTTTGGCCTGACGCCATTGCAGGCACTTGCCACGGGAATGCCAACGATTACGGTACCTGATTGGGCTCCGTACAGTGACTTCTTGGATGAACGTCTTAATCTACCGGCCTCACTCGGACCCTCACCTTTCCACGAGCAGGGTCACCACCCAGGCGAGATGTTCCACATAAATGTCGATGACTTGGTTGATAGAATGCGCTACGCCGCAGACAACTATGAGGACTTGCACACGGCTGCTCTATCACAGACAGAACAGATTTTCAAGCGGTACAATTGGGTGAGTCTGACCGATGAGGTCTTTGGTAATCTTGCTCACAGACTAGAAAATCGCTGAAAATCTCTTGCCCGCTAACTCCTACGATGGTATGATAGAAGAACACCAAAAATCTAGGAGGAAGTAAATTTGTCTATCTTGACAGACAACGGGAGCATCGCTGACCCGTATAGAAACTTCATCGCTGTCAGCCGATATTCACGCTGGCTGGAAGATGAAAATAGGCGAGAGACGTGGGCCGAGACGGTAGACCGTTACGTGAGTTTCATCAGGAATCACATGGAACAGAACTACAGCAAGGCCAGCAAGAAAATTGATTGGGCATCCATTCACAACGCAATTCTCAATCACGAGGTTATGCCGTCCATGCGTGGACTGATGACCGCAGGCCCCGCCCTGGAAAGGGAGAATCTGGCTCAGTTCAACTGTTCTTTTATCGCTATTGACGATGTTCGTGCATTTGACGAGGCACTTTACATTTTGATGAATGGCGTTGGCCTTGGCTTCTCAGTCGAGCAGCAGTATGTTGCTCAGTTGCCAACAATCAACGAGCACTTTGAGCACACCAACAGCACCATCGTCGTGGCAGACTCCAAGGCGGGCTGGGCACGCGCATTCCGTGAACTTATTGCCATGCTATACTCTGGCCAGATTCCAAAGATTGACGTATCCAATGTCCGACCAGCAGGAGCCAGGCTAAAGACATTCGGTGGCCGAGCCAGTGGCCCACAGCCACTTGTTGACCTGTTCGACTACACCATTGGCATTTTCAAGAAAGCCAGCGGTAGAAAGTTGAGCCCAATCGAGGCCCACGGCATTATGTGTAAGGTTGGAGAAGTTGTTGTTGTCGGCGGGGTACGTCGTTCAGCACTTATCTCTCAGTCAGACCTTAACGACTACGAGATGTCAAAGGCAAAGGCTGGCGCATGGTGGGAGTCTCACCAGGAGTACGCACTTGCCAACAACTCGGCGGTATACTACAAGAAGCCTTCTATTGGCGAGTTCTTGACAGAGTGGGGCGCTCTTTATGAGTCCAAGTCGGGTGAACGCGGTATCATCAACATGGAGGGCCTTCGTAATTCCCCATACGCACCCCGTCGTGACCTGTCACAAATCCAGGGCCTAAACCCTTGTGCGGAAATTTTGCTGCGTTCTAAGGAACTATGCAATTTGACTGAGGTTGTTGTCAAGGCTGATGACACCATGCAAGACCTACAGAAGAAGGTAGAGATTGCAACTGTTCTTGGTACCATCCAGAGCAGTTTGACAAACTTCAAGTACCTTCGTAAGATTTGGAAGGACAACGTAAACGAGGAACGTCTATTGGGCGTTTCCCTTACCGGCCAGTTTGGTCATACGTTGCTCAATGGCTCTGAGGGCCTAGACGCACTTACAAGCGCACTAACATCATTGCGTAACACGGCTATCGAGGTAAATGCAGAACACGCTGGCAATATGGGCATCAACGTTTCTGCTGCTATCACGACAGCAAAGCCTTCTGGAACAGTTTCGCAGTTGACTGCATCAAGTTCTGGAATGCACCCGTGGCACAACGAGTTCTATGTACGCTCTGTCCGCGCAGACAACAAGGACCCGCTGACGCAGTTCATGAAGGACGCTGGTATTCCAAACGAGCCAGATGTGACGAAGCCAGACCACACGACCGTGTTCTACTTCCCACAGGCTGCACCAGAAGGGGCACTAACCCGTAAGGATATCTCTGCTATTGAGCACTTGAATATCTGGAAGGTCTACAAGCAGCATTGGACCGAGCACAACCCAAGCATCACGGTTTCTGTGAAGGAGCATGAGTGGATTGAGGTTGCCAATTGGGTATATGACAATTGGGAGGACGTGGGTGGTATTAGTTTCTTGCCTTACAGCGAGCACACCTACCGCCAGGCACCTTACGAGGATTGCACCGAGACTGACTACTGGTTGAAGAAGGCAGAAATGCCAGAGACAATCGACTGGTCATTGCTTTCAGTGTATGAGACTGAGGACACAACGACAGGCTCACAGACACTTTCCTGCTCAGCAGGCAACTGTGAGGTAGTAGATATCCGAGGCTGAACCGATAAGCACGCCCCCGCAGGTAAATCTGCGGGGGTTTTGCTTTGTCAAAATCAAGGAGTATAATGAGAATATGGAGGTGAAAATATGACACAATCACAAAATGGATATTCAGTAATCACAAGAGACGATTGCAAGTCCTATAAGGTTGATAACTTTACAGTCCCATTGAGAGCAGATGACTGTGGGTATGTGCTAGCAAAGTTCGCCCGCCACTTCGACCGAAAGATTGAAGACCTGGGCAAGACAGAGACATTTGGCTGGTCTGGCAGAAAGATTGCAAATTCAGACGAATACTCAAACCATGCGAGCGGAACCGCTCTAGATGCAAATAGTGCTCAGCATCCTTACGGGAAGATAAACACATTCTCTCCATCAGAGGAAGAGAAACTTCGTGACCTCCTGTCAGACTTTGACGATGTCATTCGCTGGGGCGGCGACTACCGCTACTCTAAGGACGAAATGCACTTTGAAATCAACAAGTCCTATGCAGAGGTTCACTTGCTTGCCAGCGTATTAAGACGAGACGGTAAGGTTTACTTGTCAAGGCTCGCGCCAGGCAAGAGAAACCTTGACGTCTATATGGTCAAGAGAGCACTAAGCAAGAGACTGCTTTTCAGTGGAACAATGAACAACTACTTTAGCGTTGAACTTAGGAAGGCTTATGCCGAATGGCAGAAGAGTCTTGGATTCACCGGTACAGACGCCGATGGAATTCCTGGGCCCTCCTCACTAGAGGCTCTCGGGTTTAATGTAATAGTATGAGAAAGGAGGAGTTATGGTAAAGCCACTAAAAGAAATTTACGTAACATGCCCGTTCGGTAGGCCAGGTTCTTGGGCTGCTGGATACCACACTGGTATTGACTACCGCGCCACCCCCGGCACACCTGTCTATGCCACAAAGGGCGGTACGGTTGTTGGAACTGGTTGGTACACGTGGGGCACATCTTATGGTAACCACGTGGTCATCAGGTCGCTACACAATGGCATCCTAAGAAAGCACGGTTATTGTCACTTGACGAGAAACGTTGTATCTGTCGGCCAGAAGGTCAAGGTCGGACAGTTGATTGGATACTCTGGTGACACAGGTAACACGTTCGGGCCTCATCTTCATTATGAAGAGAGAGTGTCTCCATTCGGATATTACAACCATAGAAAGCCGGTACTTCCAGACTGGAAGCCAGTTGTAAGAGTCACAGTTCATCTTTCCAGAGTAAAGCCAGGAAAGACAAACAGGGATATCAAGCGCGTCCAGCGCAGACTGAACAGGAGACTGAATGCTGGACTTCCTGTTACTGGTTACTTTGGTTCAATGACCAGAAGAGCCTACAAGAAATGGCAAGAAAGAATTGGTTATTCTGGCAAGGGCGCTGACGGCATCCCAGGCCGAAGGTCATTGGAAAGACTTGGATTCAGGGTAAAGGACTAATTTGCACAGAAGAACGTAGAATGGTATAATAGATTTGAGCAACTGGTCTGAGTTAGGCGGTTAGCCGTCCACGTTTGTTGTCGCAGTTGCCCTGTCGGGTGCTCCATTCGTGCGAATTTCGCATCCCGATACCTTAGGATGATGTAAGTTACCGAGCCGCCCCCGCTGTATTTGCAGCGGGGGCGTTCTCGTTGTATAATGCAAATATAATGACAACATTAGTTTCAGAAGTAAATGGTTCCGTTGACTACGTCCTGAGAGATAAGCCTTTGAGGGTTTGGCCTCTCAGTGGAGACTTTCTGGACTACTCGGGTTATGGCTATGACGCTACTTCAACCGGAGCCCCAACCGCTCATCTGCCACTCGTTACCTCTCTGGATTCAGCCGTGGTGTTTAGTAACTCTGCCGTTGGCCAGTTTGATGCTGGCATTTTTGCTGCTGGCCAGGAGGACTACACATTTGCGCTGGCTGTTTCGTTTAGGACAATGAAGAAAACTACTGGCCTGTCGGACTCAGATGGTCCGCAGCAGGTATTGGGCCACTCTGGACAGATGGATGGTATTGTAGTAAACGGTTCGGTCGTCTCCTTCTCGACAAAGTATGTGGGCGGTAAAGAGGTTGTCGTCAGTTATGACACCAAGACTGAAATGTCCGTCCATGCTGTCGCTGTTCACACAAATGAGAAGAACTCATTGTATGTCAATGGGGTGCTTGTTGCAGAGAAGGATATCCCAGAAGATGTGCGAGGCTTGGCATATGTAGCAAATGACGGAAAACTATATTCTGGTACAAGCACATCAACCAGAGCACTAGCCGTCAATATGATTGTTGTCTACAACTTTGCCCCATCACAGGAGACAATCAGCAATAACTTCTCACTCATGGGAACATCAGCCAGCCTATCGTCACTTTCTAGCGTCCTGCGCGGTCATGACATTTCTTTGTCAAGGGAGGGTTGGGATAAGTTCATTGAGAGAGAATGGAACTCACAAGACTCCTGGTCCACTGGCTCCTACTTGCTGAATGCGGCAGTAGTTTCTGGAAATGTATATCCACAAGTAGCCAATGGAGTCACTCTCGCCGGTATCTGGAAAAACTCAATTGAACTGGACTCCACTGATGCCACCAATATCTATGGCGTTAACTTTGATTGGGACGGGATGGGGGTAGCCATTGAGGTTTCCCTAGACGGCTCAACCTGGACAGAGGTACAGAGACTAAGAAATGTATCAGTCATTCCAAATGGATTTCTACCAACAGAAACTATTCTACACGTAAGGGCAAAGTTCACGGCGGGTCTTGACCCGGCGCTTGCAGAACTCAGGTCGCTAAGAGTATGGGGATTCACGGATGGAGACTTTTCTGTCGACAAGGTGTCTCTCCTGTTCAACGCCGCCAGCCCGATGAGCCCAGCAGACTATCTGTCCCTCTCTAATGATTGGGGAGTGTACTTGTCTAATGGAAGTGTCACTCTTTCTACCGCCACCGGTTCTTCCGAGGTCATCAGAACCGTTGAGGTTTGGTCACGCAGCACTACAGCATTGACCTTTTCAAAGGCCACGACAAACATATATGTCAACGGTGCTGCTGGCTCGCATATCCCAGGAGAATGGATAGTAAGACATTACGTGTTGAGCGAGAATCTAACTTCTCCACTAGTAATTTCTGGTACTGGACAGATTGGGAAGGTCGTTGTTTATGACACAGCATTATCAGCAGCAGACATCTCATCGGTAGTGGAGTCCTACTTCTCCATCCCAACGACTACAGTAGCGAGCGAAACAACGATTAATGTTACAGAAATGCCGGAAGGAACAGAGATTTATGCACATGACTGGACAATTACTGGCGCAGGATAGCAAATCCTGACTAAATTAGACGCTAGTTTGCCATAAAAAGTTCAGCGTGGTACTATAAACATATGACAAACAAGGAAATAAACCAAGGATTTAGACGAACCAACAGAGAATTCGTCGAAGAGGTGCCTTACGGAATGTACGTATGGCAGACACCTGACGGAGAAATCCTAGGGGACGGGGACGGAAACATCATGAATGTTTTCTGTATGAAGGGTGATAGGAAGGCGATAGCAGCAATTACTGATGCTGCTCGACACTATGGTTATCCAGAGGGCCAGCCGGTATGGTGGAGCGGCAAGCGCCCGATTACAGATGAAGAATATGAGGAACAACTTCTCCGTGAGAAGATGGGACTGACGCCAGACCCACTAGATTATGGCGCAATCAGGGATGAAGAGAGGGCATTGAGAAATGGCAGGTAGAATCGCATCAGCAGTATCCGACGACGATGATTTTGACGTAATGGATACTCTTCCAGAGGTCAACCATGTGGGACACCTTTCTATCACGGCGTCCAAGACCGAGAACTCTGACCCATTCAGCAAGGATGCGGAAGATATCAAGAAGTATGCCGGTACCGATGCGGTATTCAAAAGGCGTGTCTCTAATGAACTAAAGAAGGTTTATCGCGGCGACGGAGCAGCATCCAAGCAAATCCAAGAGAAGCCGCTAACAGGATACAACATTTATGATGTTGTAGAGCCTTCTTACAACCTAGACTATCTTGCAAAGTTGTACGAAGCATCCGCACCCCACTACTCAGCAGTAAACGCTAAGGTCGCCAACATCGTTGGGCTTGGATACAAGTTTGTTGAAACAAGTAAGACCAAGCGTGCGCTAGAGAAGATGGACGGCAGCGAAGAGAAGTTGAAGCGTGCCAGGACAAAACTCGAAATCCACCGTGACGAACTTCTAGAAGCCCTAGACAGGTTCAACGAGGAAGATACTTTTACCGAAACGCTGACAAAGGTATGGCGTGACTACGAGGTAACTGGAAACGGCTATATTGAGATTGGTCGTAAGAAGGACGGAAGTATTGGATACGTTGGACACATTCCAGCCCAGACAATCAGAATAAGGCAGCAGCGCGACGGATTTGTTCAGATGAGCGGATTCAAGGTCCAGTTCTTTGCAAACTTCGGAGCCGGTGTGGACAAGAACACCGGAAAGCCAAAGAGCATTCCAAATCCACTAGGCGGCGGGGTACCGAACGAGGTAATCCACCTAAAGAGATATTCTCCTACCAGTGGGTTCTATGGCGTACCAGATATCATCGCAGCAAAGAATGCTGTCGCTGGTAACGAGTTCGCTGCACGATTCAACCTTGACTACTTTGAGAACAAGGCAATTCCAAGACACCTTATTATCTTGAAGGGTGCCAAGTTGGGTACAAGAGCAGAGGCCAACCTTCTACAGTTCTTTGAGACGAACCTAAAGGGACAGAACCACCGCACCCTTTATATTCCTCTACCCGGCGATACCGATGATAACAAGGTAGACCTAAAGATTGAGCCAATCGAGGCGGGAGTACAGGACAGTTCCTTCAACAACTATCGTAAGGCCAACCTATCAGATATTCTTATGGCTCACCGAGTTCCTATTACCAAGATTAGTGTAGCAGAGGGCGCAAGCCTAGCAGTCGCCCGTGACGCAGACAAGACGTTCAAGGAACAGGTCTGCGCACCTGAACAGCGTGTTCTAGAAAAGAAGTTGAACCGCATGGTCCGCGAACTAACGGATGCTTTTGAAATCAAGATGAACGAGATGACCCTGACCGACGCGGATACGCAGTCCAAGATTGACGAGCGTTATGTTAAGACTGGAGTTATCTTGCCTAACGAAATCCGTGCTGACCAGGGTCGCCAGGGAATCAAGGGCGGTAACGAGAGAGTCGACCTTAACGCTAAGGACAAGATTCAGCAGCAGCAGGCAGAAGTAAGAGCGCAGGGAAATAGACAGCGTGACTCAGCCCGCTCAGCAGGCGCAACCGATAGTGCGGGGGAGGCGAGGAATCCACAGGGAGAAGGTAGGTCAACTGGATGATGAGTAAAGGAGAAAAGTTTGCCGACGCTTTATTGAAGCCGGTGAACAAGGCAGCAATAGTATTGCTAGGACTTTATACGGTTCTTTGGGGACTGTGGGTAGCCAACCCGTTTTGGGACGCTTTTGCCTCAGCCGCAATATTTAGTAAGTTGGGCTTGCTAGCCCCAGAAGTATTCTGGGGCTGCTTGGCCATTTTCTGCGGACTGGTTACAATCAGGGGCGCATGGAGGCGTTCTTACCGTGCGCTCGTTATTGGGGCCGGTACAGCAGGATGGCATTGGTTCATGATTTCCATATTCTATTTCCTTGGAGACTGGACCAATACTGGTGGAATCACCAGCCTAACATTTGCAATCTATGCGGCATTCATATACCTTAACATACGAGTAAATCATCGTGCAGCACACCGCAATATGAACGATATGGTTCAATAATTTTGCATTGTGAAAAACATTAGGGTATTATTTAACCATGAGCAAGTTTGTAAAGGGAAATTGGCAGACCGACGAAAATACCGTCAGATTGTCTATGCCGATTGCCAAGGTAGACGAGTCGAAGCGAACCGTTTCTGGTTTTGCCACACTTGACAATATTGACTCTCAGGGTGACGTTGTCACCCAAGAGGCGTCTGCCAAGGCGTTTTCCCGCGCACGCGGTAACCTACGAGAAATGCACCAGCCAATCGCTGTTGGAAAGATTGTAGACTTCCGCGAGGACGAATACTACGACACAGACTCAGGAGAGTTTTATCGCGGCATCTTCGTTACCGCTCGCGTCTCCAAGGGAGCCGAGGATACTTGGGAGAAGGTTCTTGACGGAACCCTTTCCGGTTTCAGTATCGGCGGTGAAATTACAGAGGCCGAGAATGAATTCGTCAAGGATGCAGGACGTACCGTTCGTTTTATTAAGGGTTACGACCTAGTTGAACTTTCACTCGTGGACAACCCAGCGAATCAGTTGGCTAATATTTTCTCTATCCAGAAGGCAGCAAACGGCACTCAGACCCTAAAGGGTATGATGGCTGAAACAACTATCGAGAACGTCTTTATCTGCAAGAACGACAGTGAGGTAAAGATTTCGAGAGCCGAGGAAGAGTCATGCGTAGAGTGTGGCACTAAGATGGAAAATGCTGGCTGGTTTGAGACTGGCGACGACCGCGCAGAGAAGGTTAGGACTATTGTGACAAAGTTCTTCAACCCATCCGAAACGGAGGCCGCACCAAACCACAGCGAGGGAGGTGTAGAAATGGGTAAGAAGGATACAGACGTAACAAAGGCTGAGGAAGAGAAGGTTGACACAACCGCTCTTGTCGAGGAAGTTGAGGATACCGAGACTGACGAGACTGCCGAGGTTGATGAAACCGAGGGTACCGACGATGAGGAAACCGATGAGGTTGCCTCTCCCGACGAAATAGAAGACGAAGAGGACGCTATTTCAAAGAAGATTGACGACTTGAAGGATACTATTCACGAGTCACTAGAAAAGAGCCGCACAGAAACATCTGAGCAGGTTGCAGCACTAGAGACTAAGATTGACGAAATCCACAAGTCGTTTGAAACCAAGACTTCCGAACTTGAAGGAAAGTTCAACGAGTTCGGTACTAAGTTGGAGGCCGCAAAGAGTAGACTGGCAGAGTTTGAGAAGGCTCTAGAAGTTGTAAACTCTGCGGACGCCGTAAGGAAGTCCGCTGATGTTGATTCGTCAGCGGGAGAAGTTGTACAGAAGTCAAGCACAGGCTGGAACGGCGCTTTCTCAGGGAAGAAATTCTCAGTTGACCAGTTGTGATTCTGTCGAATGAAAAGCAAAACAAATCCAAGTAGCAAAGAGAGGTGAAATAAAATATGAGTAACGAATTGCTAGAAAAGGTCATTTCGACCGTAAGCATTGGTGCTGACCCATCAAACGGTGGAGGTCTTTTGACTCCACAGCAGAGTGGTCGATTCATCGACTACATGTGGGACGCAACTGTTCTTGGTTCTCAGGTCCGTAAGGTACCTATGAGGACTAACGAGGTTGAGTTGGACCGTATGGCTATTGGTGAGCGTCTAGTACGTCTTGCAACCGAGGCTGTTGACGATGGTGTCAACGCAGCAGTTGCATTCAGCAAGGTATCTCTATCAACGCAGAAGTTGCGTCTTGACTGGGAACTATCTTCTGAATCTCTAGAGGATGGCCTAGAAGGTGATGCCCTAGAGGACCACATCGCTCGTCTAATGGCTCAGCAGGCCGCTAACGACCTAGAGGATTTGGCAATCAATGGTGACGTAATCGGACATTCCGGTGACGCCCTATTGAAGTCATTCGATGGTTGGAGGAAGCGTCTGTTCTTCGGTGGAACTGTTCTAGATGCTGGTGACATTACCCTACCTGACGGTACGGGTGCTGGTGAACTACACCGTGGTACGTTCAACGCTGCGCTCCGCGCAATGCCACGTAAGTTCATGGGTCGCCGTGGAGCACTTAAGTTCTTCACAGCAACTGGACTTCTACAGGACTACATGTTCCGTGAGCAGTTGATGGACCAGGGAGGATTCCCTGACCAGACCGGCAACACACAGAATGCAAATGGTAACCCAGGTCCAGTGGCAGGTTGGTCACCAACCGCTCCTTACGGCATCCGTGCCGTTGAGGTTCCACTGTTCCCAGAGTACACCATTGGTGCTGGTACCGATGGAACATCTGGTACCGCTGATGATGTTGATGGTTCTGACGTATGGCTGGTGGACCCTAACAACCTTGTATGGGGTGTTAAGAGGGAAATCCAGGTATTCCGTGAGTTCAAGCCAAAGAAGGACACCATCGAGTACACCATGTACACACGCGTTGGTGCAGCAGTAGAGAACCCACAGGCAGCAGTAGTTGTCAAGAACGTTCGCTACGCTTCTTGATTGAAGCCGTAAAGATGTAGCCCCATCCCCTTCGGGGGATGGGGTTCTTCTTTTTGACAAAAACTGTGGTATACTAGAGAAATGACAACACAAGGAGGAATTATGTCAGACACACTACCAGCAGGTTTCAATGACCTGACGCCTACGGAACTATTCCGTAGCGCACTAGAGGACTTTGCACTACCTGTAGATGAGGCAGACAAGAACAAGAAGAAGGTTCTACTTGCCGCATTTGCCGAGGGTGGGGTGAGTTGGAGCGATTACGTCGCCCAGCATCCAGAGGTCAAGCCTCAGCCAGAGAACGTTATTACGTCTCCAACCGTCCCTGGCGAGGGCCAGCCGGTACCGCAGGAAAAGCCACAGCCAAAGCCAGGTAAGATTATTACCGCTGAGAAGCCAAAGGTCAATCCTGAGGACCGTTACCTTATCAAGATGGTAAGGCCGAATGTCCGCTTCGATACACGAGGATACACTTTTACCAAGGAGCATCCTTACGCTCTAGTCTCTGCTAATGATGCAGACTATATCTTGGAAAAGGAAGAGGGATTCCAGATGGCATCCCCAGCCGAACTACGCGAATACTACGGCTGATAAATAGAGCAGTAACACAATATTTGCGATTAGAATGCCAGTCATGTTATAATTTACACATGGCTGGCATTCACAATTATACGTGGGCACAGGGCGAGGATTTGGTTATGTCCTTGGTGTACAAGTCAGGTCCACTAGGCGAAGAGGCCCCGGTGGACCTTACTGGCTATTCCCTACGAATGGACATTGCTCTAACCGATGGTACCAGGGTATACACGTTCAACAGTGATGCCATTGCCGATGTTGACCCAGAGACCGTAGGAGATACCCCAGACACCAACCTGGAAGTAACTCTAGGTGCTGCTGGCGAAATCAACATCACCGTACCTCGTTCCGTTACTCTTCCAGGTGGGGGGGCATACCCATACCTAGATGCCGAGCCGCCGGTATTAATTTACAACTATGACATTTTCCTTAGAGATACGGTAGACAAGCAGAAGAAGATTCTGCAAGGCCAAATCTCTATTGAGAAGAGTGTCACCCTATGGGAGTAATTCTAGAAATCTTTGAGGACGACAGTACAAGTGTGG